TGTCCATCAATCGAATTTATGGGGGTATACAATCTCGAATACACCACATTACTACCCACAGGAAATTCAGATTTAGCATAGTCTATAATTGCTGATTTAATCTGATCTGCACCGTTAGCGGGGAAAGATGAATCTACCTCTATTTCCATGTCGATATAAATAACAATAGGGGTAGGGGTTGTGAATCTCATTGTGTGAGGGAATCCTTGAATATCCAACACTTCAACCTCTGTATTACCGTTGCTAGTAATACCGGCAGGATGGTTTTGCCATATGGTGTCGGCTATTGTCTGACTATCTGAGCCAAGGATAACTACAGTAAAACTATGTGGAGGTAAACCATTTACATCTACAACGTCTGTATCATTCTCATAAACACTTACTGAGTCTACACTTTCAAGATTAGACAATGCGGAATAGAGACTGTCTATAATATTTGTTGATCTTTCAAACTTAGTATTTCTGAATCTCAACCTGAGTTCTTCGTCTGTCTCAAGCTCACTTCCAAGTGTTGCACCTATTGTATTGGTAACATCATCCCAGCCTAAAACGGGTGTCTTGATTACTGTAAGAGAACCTGCTTGAGCAGACAATGCACCTGTTTCTGTAGCTATTGTACTTACAAGTTTATAGGTTTTATCAATACTTAGGTTTGAAGTTGGAATAGAGAAGTCACTTTTCTGGAAAGGGTCTGCTTTAAGTATAACTAAACCATCTGTACCTATACTTCCAGAAAGAAGTGGGTGAGATGAGTTTATAACAGTTAAAAGACCTGTATAAATTTCTTGCTCTGTAGCGTCAGAATCAGAAGTGTAGGTAACACTATTTGTAGATACCCCAACAGTGTAGTCTATTGTGTAATCTGTAGAATTATCTAAAACCAATACAGAAACTACAATACCACTACTAGAAGTTTCGTTTAAAGTTATTTCAGATGTAGTTGTGAACTGGTTTTGGTGAACCTCTGAGCCAATTACACTACCTTGGGGTATTGTTGTCCCATTATCCCCACTCAATAAGCAAGTTACTGTTGAGTAGGTTTCGCCAAATCTTGCAATACCACCATATTGAACTAGGTTATCTAAGGCTATACCTGTAGCTGTGTTGGGGTCAAATGCACTATAAATTGATTGAGCAACTTCCCATAGTTGAAAGTTTGAATCTGAAAATAGGTTTATTAATCTACCAAGAGTTGAACTATCTGAAGTATCAACTACATCATCTACACCAACTAAATCTTGAAAAATCGTTACAGCAGTATTTCTTTGTTCAGTCAGAATATCATCTAACCTTTTAGCTAAAAAACCAGAATCGCTTAAACCGAAATCGGCCATAATTACTCCATTAGATACCTACAGTAATATTGATTACTGGTGTTATTAAACTTTTATCATTTATCACTGTGAATGACAGGTTGTAAGTATTCAAAGGAATTACTGAGATGAACTCTAATATTTCAACCACACCTTCTTCATCTAGTATGGCTTGACGCATGATGTCATCTATTTCTGATTTCCTAACTTTATAACCTAAAATTCTCTGCAAATAGGGGACACCGTAATTAATATCATACTTGTACTCCCCTAAGAATGTTTGTAATCTTATTTTTAACCTTTGTGCAACTACATTAAAATCAGATGTAGTTACAGGACATTCTCCATTTTGGAAAATTAAATCATTATTTTCATCAAGTAATAAATCCACATCAATACCTGTTAATTTGGAGGATTGGAAGTAACCGTAGATCCACCAGTTGCAATACCTGTCACATCGTGTGAATGAGTAGCTAAACTAATACCAGAGGCTGTAACATCACCTGAAACTGTCTGAGAGCCTGTCTGGTTGATATTTCCGGTTAGGTTAATATCACCATTCCATGTTGTTGTATTTGCATCTACAGAGAGGTCTGGAGTGGTTACAGATGCACTTGCTGTAGCGTTGACTTCGGCATTTGAACAATTAACTGTGACCTTAGTTGGACAGTTTATAATCATGTCACCATCAGGCTTAAGTCTTATCTCAACCTCTGTAGACTTACCCAAGTTATGAGCTATTACAAAGTCTTTAGTTGAGTGGGTGTGGGTATGCTTACTAGGGTTGTTAGGAGCATTGCGTCTAGGAGTTAATCCAATTAATGCCACAGCATCATTCTGATCAAACTTCAGATGGTTTAGTGGTGTTACAGGCTTACCATTCCCCTCATTAAATGCTTCCATAGCTCTCATTGAAAACATCAGCCAAACATTATCACCTTTATTGATTGGCATAGTTATGGCTGATGTGGAAGTAGAAGGGAAAAGTACTGGGACATTTAATATAACAGTTCTTTCTTCTGAAGCACCACTTTGAAAGAGTCTATTTAAAGCTGGTTGAACTGCAATTCTCTGTTCTTTCAAATCATTGAATACTTCAACAACTACACCGGGCATTGCAGTATATATGTCATTCATCTGTGCCCAGAAAGCATCAGTAAGAAGTTCCTGTAGCCAAGAGGCATTATTTGCTTTCTTTTTCATTCTACACCTTCTTCTGGACTTGCTCTATCGCACTTCCCATTATTTCCTGTAGCCAGCTACCATCTCTCCAGCTACCAGAATACCTACATTCATCAACCTTATACCAGCCAGTAATGGCAGTATCCTCTAGTTTGATAATATCTCCCGCTATAATGTTGGGATTTATCAACATAGAAAACTGTACGCTCTGTCTCTTAACATTGTCATCCACAGTCCGTCTAGCATCACCAGATGTGTAGTAGGGAATTTCAATTAATCCTGTAGATGGGGAGATTACAAAAGCTGTAGCAAAGTTTTCTGTAGCAGCCCTAGATTTATCATTAATGTAGAGAGTGTCTTTATCAATTCTCCACTCAAGTTTATAGGCTTGGGATAATCTATCTAATTGTGACTTCAATGTTCCAGAAATGGCATAACCATTTATCAACTTACTGTTGAAGTTTGTTCCGTTATAAACACCACGAGAAATATTAGGGAACGCTTTAACTAATTCTTCAGCTACATCCTTCACCGTAGACCCAGCAGGAACTAATTTATTTAGTGTTTGATGATTAAGCTCTGTATAGCCAGTTCCCATAATTAATTGGGTAACTCGGTCAGTACCTTGTTTTCTTGTACTTGTATTTGTAACCTGCCCAGCAAACAATACCTGAAGATTATTGGTAGATTCATAAGAAACTTCAAATATAGCTGCTGGATAATCTACCTCTAATGCTTTTAATGTTGCATCAGATAGGTTATATATCTCGATAGAGGCTGAGTTACTTTTCTTAGAATTATCAGAAGACTTACTAATATCAAAACTTACTTGATGTGTTGTAAACTGAACACCATTACCTGACTTATAATCACCAACTGTTAATCTGTATTTACGATCACGTTGCATCGTCATAAATATAACTCAACTCATAGTACTGGTGTATTTTGTCTGGATAAAGCTTATAAAATTCCATTGGAACTTGAGACTTAGGTAAGAGTACAAAGGTACCTGTTAAGGCTGGTATTGAGTAATCAGCAAACAATGTGTAATTAGGTACTAACCCTACACCCAAGACTATAGCATTGTCATCCACATCAAACATGTTGATTGTGTACAAAGCCATCTTCTCGTTGTAGATAAACTTAAACTTATAAGAGTTGCCTTCCAAGTTTATTGAGTAGCTGTAGTAGGAATCTTCATACAATGGGAGAGAAACATATCTTATTGTCATTGTCCACCACCTAAGAACACTGAGACAGCATCTTTGACTTCACCACCAGCCTCAATCGTATTAAACATTGTAGTTGAATCCCTATCTGGTTTCTTTGCCAACAATGGTGGGATACCTTCAGTAGTTGTACTGTCAGCCTTACCTTTACTCTGTTCCTCTGTAGCTGCTTTCTGTAAAGCCTCTGTCACCTTAGAATCTAGAGGGGCTTCTTTACTAAATGTGAAAGTGACTTGTTCTAAAGTTAGGTCACAATATAAGGCATCACCAGTTTGTTCATCTTCACGGAATCTTAAAGATGTAAGAACAAGGTTTTCAACAGGAGATTTTCTAAGAACACCTAGATCGTACTCATACAGCTTAATTAACTGCATCTGACCATCAGCAAACAAGCTCTCAAGAAGAATCTTTATTTGGTGAACAACATCAGTGGGTTGTGTCTCCATTACAATCTTCGGGGAACTTGGCCTAAAGAATTGACCTACAACGTCAGGGAGCAGTTTATAGAATTTAGCATCAGTCTGTTCTACTTTGACAGTAGGGACAGAACTTCTATTGTAAGATGTCCTATTACCATCAAAATCATTTACTGATTTACCTTTATAGGAAATATCAACTGCTGATACTACACAAGATAAAGATATTGTCGGATTATCCTTGGTGAAGTGGTCTGTCACCAAACCACCACCATCTATAGGATTCTTACTAACACTTCCTGATAATGTTTTTTCAAAGGAGGTAACAGCATCAAAATACACAAAGCCTCTACTAGAGGTATTGGTACTCCCATACCCCCACTGGATTGCTATTGACATTACTTACTCCCTAACTGGAAACATTGGTGCAACAAATTGATTAAAGCTATTTGCAAAACCTTGCGGATCATCTGTATTAGACATTAAGGTTACGTTGAACGTG